AAAGCAAGCTTTCCGCTGGTCAGTAAGCGAGACAAAAGACACTTATCGTTCCAATCGCCGCCACTACAATGTCTGATTTGACCATTTAATGGTTTTATTGTACAATAGTGGCTTAGTAAGTAAACAAGGCGATAGAGATGCAAATTTTTAAAAACACAGTTATCCAGTCCACTTTGCGTTTCGCTAAGGACTTCACTGTTGTCCAGATTCTGGGTTGCGGCTTTGTTGTCATCCATTCTGCCTTTGCGTTGAATGCTGCTAAAGAGACAGGACACAAGGTGCGCACTATCTGTGGCAAGAGCTTTGGTCTCTCCCTGTTCACCCGCGCCGTTTGACACTTTAATAGGTTTAATGTAGAATACTTACATGATGCAAAAGCGACTAAAACAATTTGTTCAAGACAATCCTAAGCTGGTTACCATGCGCGAGTGTGGCGACGGCATTTTTGTCTTGAAGTACAAGAAGACTGTCTTCTTTGACAATCTGTGGAACGAGTATTTGGAAGAATGCCGTGGCACGATTGTGGATGCTGACTTCAATGTCGTGTCCCGTCCCTTCACCAAAATCTACAATTACGGAGTGGAAGCTAAGGCTCCTGTTCTGTCTGACGACACCCCTGTTACTGCTTACCGCAAGGTAAACGGTTTTATGGTAGCAATGACTTGGTACAAGGGTGACATCCTTGTGTCCACTACTGGCTCCACTGACAACGACTACACTGCTATGGCAAAAGAGTTGATGTTGAAGCACCAGTGCTGGGAAGATTGGCAATTTGAGTTGCGGGCTGCTGAAGGCGTGACTCTGATGTTTGAATGCTGCCACAAAAACGATCCGCACATTGTTGTGGAAAACGAAGGTCTGTACTTTTTGGGACTGCGCGAAAACTCGTGGGATTCCAAAGTAAAGATGTTTGGTCCTGAGATGACTGAGTGGGCACGTGATTACGCTCTGTCGCATTTGAAGTGTGGATATTCCGAAGCTTTCCATGTAACAATGGGTGAGCTGAAGGAAATGTCTGCTAAAGTGCAACATGAAGGCTTCGTGCTTTATACTAAGGATGGCGTATCTTCCAAGATCAAGTCTCCTTACTACCTAACATCAAAGTGGGTAGCACGTAACCCTCGCACTGACAAGTTGGTTAACCCTGACTTCAAGAAGCAAATCGACGAGGAATATTACCCACTCGTGGATGCAATCAACGCCAACATCGTTGAATATACTGCAATGGACGAGCAAGGTCGCCTTGCTTGGGTACGTAAATTTTTGGGAGTAGTGTAATGCCAACTTTATACATGCTTATTGGTGTTCCTGGTTCAGGCAAGTCTACCTGGATCAAAGCGCAAAACTTTGATATGTCTAAGACATTGATCGCGTCCACTGACGACCAAATCGAGCGACTTGCAGCCGCAGCAGGCAAGACTTACAGCGAGGTGATTAATGACCTCATTAAGCCTGCCACTAAGGTTATGAATCAACAGGTCCTTGAAGCCATTCAAGTGGGTGCAGATGTTGTGTGGGATCAAACCAACATAAGCGTTAAAAGTCGTGCACCCAAGCTGGCAGTGTTTCCAAAAGAATACAAAAAGGTAGCAGTAGTATTTCCTACGCCAGGCGCAGTTGAACTGGGCCGTCGTCTCGCAAGCCGTGCAGGGAAGAACATTCCCGACTATGTTATGCGCAGCATGATTGCTAACTTGCAACCTCCTTCCGCAAGGGAAGGCTTTGACAAGATTATAACGGCATGACAAACCCGGTTGACATTATTGGGCGTGAACTCAACATAGGCGACTTTGTTGTGTTTACGAACAGCGTATATGAAGTAAAGGGATTGGGCAAGGCCAACCCAAGCTATCACGGTTATGGCACTGTGCAAATTATGTTGGCAAACCCGTCCAAGACTACACGACCGCAAAAGAAAAACAGCGGGGATATGTGCCTTATTCCCAAAGAAGAATACTTGATTTACTTACTGAAAAAGAAATAACATGACAAAAACAGTTTATATTGTATTGGCAATCTTAGTAGTGGTTGCTGGTGTAAAGCTTTCCGACAACAAGGAAAAAGCCAATGAGCAACTGGCGCAATGTATTGCATCCGGCGGCACCGCATTGCGCGGTAGTACGTGCGTAAATTTTTCAACTCAACCCAAGTAACAAATATGGAACAAGTATCAGGATTTATGGTTTTTTGGACGCATCAGCCACACGGCGCTGATTGTATGCAACCAAGCGCAAGCCATTTTGAAATGAACGAAATGAGCGCAGCACTTGCGTTCATGGAATCACTGCGCAAGGAAGGCCTCGCCCAGTTTGTGACGATGGTTTCCCAAAATTCCAACTCAGTTGGTAAGGCTGGTGTCGCTTCCATTGTTGACGGCAAGACTCCTGACGGATTTGCCTATGAATGGTCTAAGGCTGGTCGCGCAGGCAAGATGAAGCGTTCTGAGCGTACAGTGTCTGCACTGCAAGGCACTGATGCTGTGGAAGTGAAACAGGACGACGAATAATGTACGGCAATCCTTACATTGCCATTGCCATTGTAGTGGTACTTTTTGTGCCATGCCTTGTGGTGGCAATGTTGTGGCTTGCAAAAATGACGAATCACAATGCATTGGATAAAGAATGACTTGCACCCACACAAGAGAACACAGCCGCTGGGTCACAAAAGTAGACGACTGGTACGGACACGATACAAGCGAGTGGGAATACACGACAGAAAACACCACTGTTGACATTGACTTGCATAGATATAAATGTACGCAATGTAATCAAATAATGTATTACTCTGGTGCGGCAAGAGAATACTACGAAACTGGTGTGGACCGCAAGGGACTATTTAAATGATTAATGAGCAAGACCTCGTCTACCGTCTGCGCAAACGTGCAGAGATACGCCGACAGATTCCCGGGCGGCGAAGTGTGGAAGAAGGCACTCCTGACCGCATTGCGGATATTCTGGAAGAAGCGGCAAACGAAATTGAAAAGTTGCGTAACGACATTGAACATTGTTGGCAAGACGCCGCAGGAGCAAGTTTATGAAAGAATCTAAGAATATGCTTTATCGGGGGCATATAGACTTGGCTATGAAGTTGGTTTTACATTGCGAGCAATCGCAGCGTTTGTCGACTTCATGATGTTTCCGTTTCCTCGGTAATCAACTTTAAGGGATATTATGGCAACCGCAGTACAAATGACAAACCAGAAGACTGGTATTGTTAAGCAGGGATTTTTTGGATTTAGCTGGACTTACTTATTCTTCGGATGGTTCGTTCCATTGCTCCGTGGCCATTATGCCATGGCTGGCATTCACTTTATGATCGCAATTGTGTCAGCGTTTACGTTTGGCATTCCACAGTTGATCCTGGCATTTATGTTTAACAAGTTTTACACATTGCGCCTGCTTGAAGACGGATACACTTTCAGTGATCCAGACGAAGCACTGGTACAACGTGCAAAGCGTACTTTGGGTCTTGTTCTTTAACAGGTAATTATCATGCGCAAACTATTGATTGCTCTCCTGGCGTTTTCTGCTATCACTGCAACTGCACAAGTGGTTGATCAACGTGGTACTTACAACTACATTCCAAACGCGGGCGACCGTGTACCAGACGGCGCAAGCGGTCCAGGGATTGTTTACACTCAACGCACAACAGGCACGATCATTTCAGTAGGCATGCCCGTGTACAAGAACGTGGTCAATGGACAGCAATGTGAAGGGCAACCTGTCCAGTGCACTCCCACGTTTGAACAACGCCTGGTTGGCTATCCGTTTACAGTGCAGTACAACCACTTGCAGATGCTGGGCTTTATGACTCGTCGTCCACAGATTGGCGAAACCGCGGAAGTCATTATCCGCAGCACGTTCTACGCCGCACAGTGATTTGACAGTGAATGCACTTTAATGTACAATGTATTATGACAGAGCAAAAAACATTTTACATTAACGATCACCCTTTCCTGAAGTGGACTTGCGAAAGCGTGGAAGTCGTGCTAACCGGACTGCGCGGTTTCGTGCAGGACGGTCATTGGCACATGGACTACATCGAAGCAGAAAAAGTGGTCAACGTATGTATCGGACGGATGGGCTCGGTTGATTGGGATCACCCCATCAACGTGATGAAAGTAAAGACACTGAGGCGCGAATGATCCGAAGTTTGACAAGAAAACAGGTTGACGCCGTTCATGCTCTTATGCTAGAGTATGATGACGCTAGAGAAGTAACCTTTAGTACCGAAAGCAACAGCGGAATTGGCACTAACATTTACGCAACCATAAAGTATCTTGGCTATCGTGAAGTTACAATTGACATAACAGACTACGAGAATTGGTAATGCCATTTATTGAGAACATAGCAGCAAGTGATGTGCCTCGTGGGTTACACCGTGACCCAGGGCCAAATTCTATGCTGATCCAAATTACAGATCCAGGTGGATGGAAGCCTGATCCAAAGCACGTATTCAAGGAGCGTCACTTTTTTGAGTTCCTTGACGTTGAGAAGGACACTGAGGTGGACGACGAAGAAATGCGTTGCTCACAGGAACAGGCGTCTCAACTTGCTGCTTTGTTAAAGAAGGCTCTCGCTGAAGACATGAACGTTATTGTGCACTGCTATGCCGGCGTAGCACGTTCTGGTGCAGTAGCAGAGGTAGGTGTGATGATGGGGTTCGACGATACCTATACATACCGTGCACCTAACTTGCATGTCAAGCACAGGATGCTGCATTACTTAGGTATGCAGTATGATCCAGACGAGGTGCTGG